GCCAATCTTAGAAAAAGATTGGGATCGTTGAATCCGCAAGGGGTTCCAACTAGCTGATGTTATGTCAGTAAGTTGTTGTTCCCTTGCGCGTGACAACGGTTTTCTCTTTACTTTCCAAGTCTTTGTGACAAGGAACCAGCTTTTATACTGGAGGACCTGTAGTTTTGGATCCCATCTAGTTCTTAGATGAGAATTCCATACAGGACCATAGGTAAAGATCCCACCGCCCTGAATCTGCCGATTCACCATCCGAACGAGAGGTCGATATTCTTCGACTCTAGACCGGATAGGAAATAACTGGATTAAGGTATCTGATAGATTCCAAAACCCAGCCCGGTAAGCGTCATTACTGACGTCTATCAACATTTGGCAAGATTCAGGATTAGTTAAGTCAACCTTGCGGATCTTAATCGGGGTTACGTTGTAACCTTTGAAAAAGTCCCCGCCGCACGACTCTCGAAAGAGACCTGTGCTAAAGCTTTTGAGCTTGTTAACAACAAGCCCGTAGCTAGTGAGGTTGTCAACTAACTGATCATATGACTCAGTCGGTACGATGATATCGTCACCGAAGACCCGAACATCCCGTGATACTTCATTGACCGCTTTCTTATTAATAGGAAGCTGTCGCTGATACATAACTGTTGCTATCGCTATTGCAGCGTATACAACAGACTGTAACGGGAATGTTGATGCATTGCCTTGGGTCGCGAACTTCTTTAGTTCTATGGGGTCTTCATCTGCAAAATTTGCGAATGGAGTCCTACAGGACATAATAAAGTTCAAAAACTTAGGGCAACGCCTAAAGACTCGTTCAACAAGCCACAAAGTCAATCTATCGGAAGCATCCTTTAGATCAACAGTGGCGTGTCGTCCGTCAATACTAGCACGTCTCGCAAAATCTTGTGAAAGATCTTGTTTAGTAAAGTCAATGACTTTATCGAGTCCGCTATAACGCAAACCGTAATTCTTAATAAAAGAATATACGCCCTGCTGAAAGTATTGATTCACAATCGGTTCCGCGGCTATAAGCCGTGGACCTTTTATGTCTTTAGGAACAAAGATCAATCGCGATGATTGATCTCTTCTGCGCGCATTGGTAATAGTTGTATACACCTCTGGGAAAAGTTCCAATAAATGGTCTAATCCTGGATTAGTATACTCTATGTCCCACTTGTCGGTAAAACGACTAGTGTTGTGCGTCGCACCGGGTCCATGCCTCATACGGAAATTACCGTACGAGTCAGTCAGCATCTCTATTCGTCTATCTTCGATATCATCGAAGTTGACGAAGAGGAAGTCGAAGACTTCCTGGTAATAGGAATGCTGCGTTCGTAATACGTCGGTACGTACACTGTCTTCTGATGGCTTTGACCAAAGGTCAAAGGTATCATAAAGATCAGCGACGTTACCAATAGTAACAGAACGATCATAAAGATTGTCATGACGCCATCGTTTTGTTGGCGCACGTAGATCTTTTTCGATACTGATGAATCCATCTGCTTTCTCCTTATTTAATTGCGATGTATCTCGACTAATCTGGGCCTTTTTGGCCAGGTTAGCGATTTGTCGTATAAATAGGATAGCATTTGGATCTGCATCACTGAGTAGAAATCCAGACTCGTCAAAGATACGCAACCATAATCCCTTCAAGAAAGAAGGCTTATGGCCTCGACCAAACATTGGTCGAGTGAATGCAACTTTGCCCGTGGACAATCCTGTTAAAAGGATGTTATCCAATTCGGGTAAGTCTTGGCATAAGAAGCCAAGACCGCGAGTACGAACATACTTAGAAAATTGATTAAAATCTTTCTTCCAAATAGACGTATGGATCTCTTTATGATATGTATTATAGCAGTCTTTAAAAACCGCTATATAACATTGTGTCAAAAAGGAAAGTTCGGTTATTCCGTGCTTTTCAATAAGACTCATATGAGCTCCTATTCAGGATGCAGATCAAAAATCGCTACCCTTCGTTGTTGATCAATTTCTGGACGAATCCAGGATTGTAAGATTCAACAACAAAGAGTGCCAACTCTTGACACACTTGCTGAATTTCCGCAAGTGTGGCCTTGTCATCGTGTTCGACAACTATGTACGCTTTAACCTTAGAAAAGGTTTCGGGCGCGATAGAAGTCGCCGCGATCGTTTTAGTGCGAGCAAGCTCGACGTTATGACGATTGTAGTTACGCTTGTCTACTTTAGAAAAGTAAGACGAGTTCCTGATATTCAGCATTTCTGCTGATACACCAGGTACTACTGACATGTATTTGCCGGTCATTGGACCAGCATCTACGCGAGGCAAAGTAAGAGGGGTGCCATCATTGGCAACGATAATTGGATCTGCAAACATAATGTTTCCTTAATTTGTTGATGGAAAAGGGCACGTATGCCCTCACCGGTTGAGTGAGGCCACGAGCTTATCAGCCCATGACATATAGGGATTTGGAGTCCGTTTATTCCTTTTTAGAATAAACAAGGAGGCTAGAATTCCTGCTTGATTAGGGGTTATTAACCTCTGAAAAAGTCTGAAATTCTGCCGAGCAGAAGTAATACTAGCAGCTTGCCTAGTCTTAGCCACAACGGTTGATTTACCGGGTGAGCAACGACTATTCCCAGTCCAGGATATTGATTCCGGATGGGACCTGTTAGCGGTGTATTTTATACAAATAGCTAACTGGGTAGGGCGTAGTCCTAGAGAATTGTTGTTAGCGTCGAGCAAATCGCCGACATTAGCAAAATAGTCTATGCACCACGACCATGGTAGTATATTCCAGAGATCGGAGACATCATATTGGTATAAACCATATGCTGCACGAAAAGCATTAAACTGATCGTGCGACACGGGAAAACCAAGTTTGTCTACGAAATCGTCGACAGCATCGGAATGGTCGTCGAAGAGAGGGCTGCC